GATACCTAGACCTAATCCTGCGCCTACAGTGGCCCCTACATCAACCAACCCTGTAAAAAGACCTTTAACTACGTCTCTTGCTTCTAAACCAGGTTTAATACTGTATTCTTTTCCATCTTTTCCTGATTTAAAAATGTAGTTGCCTTTTTCATCTTGTCGAATTTTGAGTTTTGGGAAATTACTTTGTAAAATTTTAGCTGTTTCTTTAGGGTCAGAAGTAAGTGAACCAATAGCTGATTTAAAACTTGACATGCTCATTTCATTTAATTCAGGTAAGTCTCCGATCCCAGGTAGAGCTTCTGTCTCATTTACTTTACGTTTTGTGCCTGTGATGGCTTCTCCAACATTTTCTAAAAATGTAGGTTCGTTTTCTTCAATTTGATTTTCTTGAATTTGATTTTTATAAACGGGGTATTTAGTAATAATTCGAGTGTATAGTTCCTCGTCTGGTACAGATTTGTACTGGGGATATTTTGTTCTAATACTAGATATAAATTCTTCTTTCGTAGGCATTATAATATCCCAAGAGGGTCATCACCAGGTGAACCTTTCACAGATGGAGAAACGGTGCTTTGTCCCGCACCAGAAAGAATGTTATCCGCACCAGGGTAACTCATTAGTTTTCTTATAGTACCTAAAGTTTTTCTTAGTTCTTTTTGACTTTGAGCGGCATCCAATGAGCCTAAAGACTCTTGAAGTATCTTCATCTCTTCATTTGAAACAGCCCCTAGTCCTCCACCTGTTTTAGAAGACTGTTTGATTTCCATTAACTTATCAAATCCTACCTGACTCTTAATAGTAGCTAACTTAGCTTGCAGGTTAGTACGAGCTTGGTTATATCCTGGACCAACTTTAGAAGCTAATACACCTGTAACAAACGGTTTGGATTTAATAATACCAAGGGCATCATCGATTGCATTTACTATAATTTTTTGAGACTTCTGTTTCTGAGTTTGCGCGTTAGTAGCAGCTTCAGCAGCAGGGCTACCTGGTACGGGAGACATTGTGAATCCACCTTTACCGTCTGAAACTAAGTAATACCCTTCAGGGATTTGACCAAGTTTACCTGGTGCCCCTACATTAACAGTAGTTCCACTACCACCGACTTCACTAATTTTATTAGTTTTAGTGTCTAGTTGATAAGGTTTAATAGGGTCAAGACCTGCATCTATTTTTTCTTTTTTAGTTAAGGTTCTGAAATTACTTTCTTCCTTGTTTAAAGCATTATAAACAGAAGCAAAATTATTAGGTCCCATGATTGAAGCTAACCCTGTACCTAACTGAGCTTGTACATACTCCTTCCCACCTGGTTCTTTTAATTTAGTTAACATTACCCCAGCTTCGTCAGCTTCTTCTTGATCACCAGAATTAATTGCAGCCTGCTTCTTGTCTTCTAACATCTTAGTTGCAATATCAATTTGATTTGAAGAAACAGCGGAATAAAGATCCTGTGTCTCTTTTAAAGTAGCCGTTTTAACGTCCTCGTTTAATAACTCCCAAGCTTCTTTGAAGTGTTTATCTAATTCAGGGTACTTAAGCACCATGTCTGCATAATCTTTAGATGACGAATCTGGATTCAAAGTTAAGAACTGTAAATCTTTTTGTAAAGATTCTTGTCTTTGATTTTTGAGTTGTTCTTGTTGTGTTGCCGCTTTAACTTGCTGAGTAAGAGCCTCAGTTTGAGCTAAATCAGCTGTTTGTTTTCTACCTAAGTAATATTGGTCTGGGATGTTAACAATAGGTTGAGGGATGTAATTAATAGGACCTGACATTAAAAGCCTCCAGAAAAAACTTTAATCAATTTACTTACATCATCTTTTATTTGATTTTCGTATTGACCGAAAGCTTGAGCATATGATCCTATCCTATTAGTGTCCACATTAGCTCGTCCAATCTCTCTACCTGCGCGAGCAGAGCCTTGTAGATTAAATAAATTGGATAAATTCCCAGCTGTATTAAGCCCAGCTGAACCAAGAGTGTTAGCAGCTCCAAGACCTTGTGACGCAACATTTGAGTACTGAGAATAAAGTTGATTAATCATTTGATTTAAAAGTTGAGGACTAAATTGAGCTAAAGCTCCTTGAGTGTTTCCCCCTCTCAAACCACCTGTTGCGGATGCGTTTTGGAGAATTGAGTTCTCGCCTTGTTGTTGTAGGCCTTGAAATACGGGTGAGTTTTGAATCCCACTAATAGCATTTTGTTGAGCGCCTTGATCCCCTAAACCAATTAAATTTTGGAGAGAAGAAAAAGCGTTTTCTCCGCCTTGGATGTAAGGGTTTAATAAGTCTTGAAACGACTTATACATCTGATTAGTACTATCAATACCTTGTTGAGCAGAATTAACCTGATAGCCTGCGGCTCTACTTATGGCTCTTTTGTTTATATCAGAAGAAGCGTTAGCACCGAAAACATTACCCAAAGTTCCCAAGAATCCCATAATTATGCCTCGTATCCTGAAATTTTCATTGTTAACGCACTTGCTGTTTGAGCGATAGTAGAGATTACACCACCCGATCCTAAGACTTGACCTACTATCTCAGGGCAAGAATAAGATTGACCAGGGGCTAAATTTTTCTCTTTAATCATGATGTTTGAACTTCCAACACTTTGCCCACCTGGGACTAAGTTTAAAGAGAAGTAAACGTTGCTACCAGATTGATTAGTGATTGTAGCGGAACTAATCGTAGTGTTCACATTCACAGAGGTGTACTGTGGTGTCTGGGTGTTCGCCATGAATTTTGAATCAACTAATACTTTTGAACCTGGTGCCATGATTATTCCTTAATTTACTTGATTTACATTTAACATTACTGCTGGAGAAGCAGGCGCAAAAGCTGTAGAAGCTCGTGATACTAATGATACATCTAAGTTATCAGTAGCCCATACTAACTCAAAATAATCAGTATGGATTGCAGTTAACGAAAAGGATCTTGACACTATTGTATCAGAATTTAAAGGGATGGATACTCTTAAAGATGAGTCAGCAATATTAGCTCCATTTTTTCTTACCCAGACCCAAAGATTACCTAAAGATCCTAAATTCGAAGCTTGAATACTGTAGTTAATGTTAAATTGACCAGGTGAGCTAAAAACAACCCTAGAAGCTGGTGAACCTAATGCTGTGTTAAAACCTGAAACTTGATCAGTTAATACAATAGTGTAATCAGTATTTACTACTGATGCTGTATAAGTTGAGTCCCCAAAGAACAAACCGTAAGAGGGGGATTTACTGATTAATGGCTTAATTAAAAGAGAACTAGAGGAAAGCACCATTCCAATAATGATCGCTAAATTAGGTGCAGTTGGTCGAACATTAGTTAAGTTACCTGGTGTAGAAGAGGAAGCGTATATAGTATCACCGATGGCCCACGCTGTTGTGTCAAAACTTGCAAAAGCACCTAGAATCTGAACTTTTCCTCTAGTAGCATCATCAATATCTTCAGTAACAACACCTAATACAGATGTTGAGAGGATAGTACCATCGGCAATAAATAACTCAATTTCAGCAGTATCCGAATCTGCATCTGAGAAACTTACACAACTCCCCTTTGGTATAGTACTACCTGTATTATTAATACCAAGTACATACGAATCAAAGCCAACACGTTGGGTTTCATTAGGTTGCACTATTTTCATTGTCTGATAGGTACTATCCCAAGCTGTTTGACCTAACTCAGGGTAAACACTAGATAAGGTGTCATATGTAACTGACTCGACCTGGATGTCGTTTTCTTTTTTAGTAGCCAATAGTGAAAAAACTAAAGCTAACTCATCTGATAGGTCATTTATTAAAGATAATGCTAATTGGCTTTTACTCTGAGCATTTCCAGCAATAATAGTAATAATATCTATATTAGTAGGAATCGTATCAATCACCATTTCGAAAAGATTCTCAAACTCACGCATAAGTTGCTGATCTTGAAAAACTTTAGATAGTTCTCCTCTTCTAGGTACCCCTCTAATAGGTCTACTAGCCATATAGAGGTTCCAAATCAACTTCTAATGATGCAAATGATGTTTGTGCGTCACTTGTACCTCTAAATTTTTGCATTCTAAAGTTACGCATATGACCTTGTCTAAACCATACTAACCTCTTCATTCGTTCACCCTCTTTACCAGCCATGATAGGTTTCTCTTGGCTCCATTGCTCACCGTCGATAGAGTATTGCGTCCAGATAGTTGAATCATCACCTAAAACTGCGCGCCCAGTTAACGCTGTGAGTTCTAATCGAGTAAATATCGCACCTTGCGTCTTGTTATAGAAAATAGGAGTAGAGAATTCCCATCCTACTAACTCCCCGTAACATGAAGATACAGAATCATCTAAATATCCGATATTAGAAGACAAAGGGTCCCCAACAATCCATCGATTATAACAACGTACCATGTTCTTGCATCGATAAGTTGAAATATCAACAATACTGGTGCTTAATACGGTCCATATTGGCGTTTCTAACTCAACTGAAGCTATCCCATCATAAACAAGTGTTTGATCAGGTAAATGGACGTATAAATACTGTGAGTTATTTTCTACTTTTACTTCTAAGAGACAATTTTTAAGTACCTCTATCGGATAACTATTAATAGTCTGATCAATTTCTCGTGTAGACAATTTAATAGTTTCACCGTTCTTACCTGACCAAATAGATATGGATTCATTCAATCCGCCACCCATAAAAACTATTCTTTCCATGTAGATACAATTAGTGTAAATCCCTAAACACCCTTTTTGAATGAAAGCTCCAGGTATACGTTGGAAAGGGAATAAGTCCCCTCCAATATTTTGAAAAACCTCAATAGTGTAACGATTTAACGCATACGGTTCATTATCAATTTTTTTTAAACTGAGTATAGGATCAGGGTTAATCTCAGAACTACCGTATTTTAAAGGGTTAACTTCAAAAGGGTTATTGAGTTCAGTTACAATTAGTGACTCCCCATCGGTAGTCATAAAATAACCATCAACCCAAATAAAGTCGAAAACAGGTCCTAGATCTGGGTCTGTTACTTGACTGAGAGTGATACCATCGTAAAGGAAAAATTTATTTGATGAGCATACAGCTAAGTAAGTGAAAGAATAATCGAAAGTGACTTGCCCAGACCCACCCACTTCACCAATAATTTCATAGGTTCCATCTGACAACACTTTAAGAAGTTTAGTACTCATCACCCTGTAACACTCATCTCTCCAGTTAATCCCACCCCTGTCTATTCCAGGACCTTCCCCTAGTTTTATGATGCCAGGAGCAGGTCTAAGATAAGATGATGATATTCCTGTCTGTTTAGGGACAACGATGAAATTTTTAGGATAAGAAGTTCTAAAATCAGAGTCTTGATTTGTAAATATCCCATTAACAATCGGGATATTCATCTACAGAACTCCGCCCTCACCAGCTTGAATATGAAGAGTAGTACCGGAAGCTGAAATGTAGGCTGCTACATTATCACCGTCACCTTTAGAAACAATAATTTCTGAATTAGCTCTAACAGGTGTATCAGCGGTAGTAGCTGTTTGTGCCCCTGGTCCTATTCTTACATGCACAATATTTGCTCCCACATTAACAAGTCGAACTGACTTATTAGACGCAGCAATTGGTACTGAGGCAGATGTACCGTTAGGTGTTACTACTTGGTTTTCGCCTCTATTACCTTGAAATGGTGCTTTAATTGCCATAATTAACTCCTATACCCTGTACCAATTTTTACTTAAATTATCATATTTCATTCTGAAGAATCCGTTAGCAGCAAGAGAAGTAGGTGCCCCTACGACAGCTGTATCAGTATTCAAAGCGTTCTTATCTACAGTAAGTGTTGTAATTATTTGAGTGCAGTTAACTAAAACTTCTTCGTTTCCTGAAAGAGAATTAACATCTGGGAGAGTTACAGTACCTGTAGCAAGTGTTGCTACAGGTGTGATGATCAACCAATAATTTCCCCCTAATACAGCAACATTAAACCCAGTTGCAGGAGAAGAATACTGATTAGTGAATACACCAACAGGAAAATCTAAATTAGCTTGCATGTAAGCTTGAAGTAGCGTTACTGATGTACGCCTAGTGTCCACTTGATTAGTAGCCCAAATAGGAATTAAATCAGTTCCTTGGATGATGTCTACTTGTGATTGCTCATAAATATTTCCCATATTGTTTCCTCCTTATAAATTTAAAAATGAATCTGGACCAGCTGTAAGCCTATCCACGGGTTTATTAACGAATGGACTCCACATTACTCTTCCCCAAATATTCCCAGCTCCAGCTGGTAAAGTGCCAGGGAGCTGCATTTGCGGGGGTTGGGCGGACCTAGACAATAGTAAATTAAACCCTTGTTTAGCCGTCACTTTAGTCTCATTAGACACCACTTTACCAAAAGAAGGTCCTACTCGCATTGCTAGATTAGTGTAAATGGCTTCATTAGCAGAATCTGGCACATTAGTAGAAGCATCAATATCACTTGTAGAAGGTGACGACGGTAAAGGGTATCCGATACGAATCCCTAAACCGTTCCATGTGGCCATCATCGCATCTAGTTTTTTCAAAACTGATTGTAAATCTTCAGGGGACAAATCGAAAACATAATCAGCAAGCGTTAACTCGTCAAAAGCAGCTTCAATAAATTCTCGCTTTGTCCACGCCATTATTACCCGCCTAAAATGTCTTCAATGGTTTTTTTATTGTTTTTTTGTGTCTTCTTGTCTTTTTGAATTTTTGATTCTTCAACTTTATTATCGACTAACTCTTTAGCTTTAATCGGACTTAACGCCCACCCTTCTTCTAACAGTTTACCTGTTTCATCTTCATTAACGATAACATAATCACACTTAACGCCGTGTAATATATGTTCTCCTGGGTGTTTATAAAGCATAATTGTTGACATAATTTACCCCTTACCCGACTCGAACTAAACTCATGGTAGTAGCTGCTGTTTTTATTAATAAAAACGTCCCACCAAATTGAGTCACAGCTCCGCTGCCTACAAGTGTAACACCTACTCCACCAGTGATAGTAGAAGTATTACTTGCATGATTCGATGTTACAAATTGAAATATCCCATTTCCTACAGTGAGTTTTGGGAAAGCAGCAATAATATCAACAGCAGTAGCAGTTGTCATAGTTACTGCACCACCTGATGCATCTTGTTGGAGAACAGTACCTCGGTGCTGAGCTACAGTTATAGTTCCAGCATCTGCAATCACACTAATAAGGCAATCAAGACCAAGTGGTGCAGTACCAGCAGTTGGACCATTAAGAATGGTTTCCGGTGCGTATTGACTGATAACAGGTGAAGCTCCTACCTCATAATATACAGGTGAATTACCAGCATTAATTTGAACTACACGATCGGCAGCGAAAGCGCCAAGTAAAACTTGTTCGTTATTAATAGTTTGACTCAAGTAAAAACTAGGAGGAACGTTATTACCTGGGCCAGTTTGGTAATAAATATCAGCACTAGCTTCTTCGAATACTCCAATAGCTATTTTTTCTCCTGCTGGAACTGTCACATTCACAGTTCCCAATGGATATAGAATACTCATTTATTTTCTCCCTTTCTTAGCTTTACTAAGTGCTATTGCAACAGCTTGTTTTTGTGGTTTTCCAGAAGTGATTTCTTTTTTAATATTTTCAGAAATCACTTTCTTACTTTTTCCTTTCTTAAGAGGGGACATCTCTACCCCCCTCTTCTTCTGATTTAGGTAAACTTTTCAAAGTTAAAATTGCATTAAACGAAAACTTTGCTGGGATTTCACATAACATTTTAAGTAATAAATCTACTTGATCCTGATTAATAATGTATTTTTTCATTTAAACAACTCCTTATGCTGCGATCAAACCATGCCCTGACAGTCTTGATAGTATTTCAACTATTGCCGTACGACATTCTGTGTCCTGGACCGCCCCACCTGCTGGAGCTGTCACGGATGCAGCCCTTGGACCAACAACTTGGGTTCCCGCCACCGCGTAAACACCCTGAGGTAAATTAAAATCTCCAGTCTCGCTTATAGTCGCAGCCTCAAGAAAGTTACCACTATTTACGACATTAAACGAAAACTTCCCACTTTCAGCGCCAGGCGTATTCGCTACTATTTTCGCACCAATATACCCATATGTTTTTTCAGCACTAGCTGAATCTTGCAGATTAAATTTCATAGCAGATAAATCCAATACCGTGCTAGATGTTCTATAAAGCGATGAAACCAGCCCGCTGCTCGATTGGACAGTGAGACCCCCAAACTGCACAGAAGACGCAGTAGTTAAACTTTGATCTAAAGCCGCTAAATATCCCCATTCCGTAGCACTAATTACTTCAGCCCCAATGTTCTTCAATTGATCTACTTCATCAGAAGTGAGTCCATCTACCCCAGCAGTAATCATAGCTTGAACTGCTGTATTATCAGATGAGTCTAAGTGATAATATTCACCGGTTGCCCCGCCTTGAAGTCCTAAAGTTGAGTTGTGTTGAACAGCTGATCCTTGGTCCGCAAATGTAACACCAGTTACTCCAAGAGTAGGAAGAGTAGAGTTAGTATTGACAAAATCTTGTTGACCATAAAGAGTTCCTTGAACAACTCTTAATGAACACCCCCAAATCTCAGCTCCAGTATTAGCATCTTCTGCTCGTGACCATGCTCCCGCAGCACTCACATAGATACCATTTTCAGCAGGGTCAGTTTGTTTCCAAACTAATACACGGCTCAAACTAGTCAATACATCGTCGATCGTTTGTTCACCCGATAAAGTAATGTTAGCTGTTGTAGCTACTACACAGTTGTCTTTAAATCTTCCACCCGTAAATACTGCGTCAACATAGCCTTTACTTGCTGCGTTTGTATTCTCCGAAGGTGAATTGGTAAGCGTCACGCTTGCGAACTCAGGGGAAGCTGCTTCATCTAGTGATTGATCTAGTTCTGAAAGGTAGACCCATTGTGCTTCACTTATTACAGTAGTATCAATTTTAGCTAATTGATCTACGATTTCATCAGTTAAGTCATCTAAATTAGTAGGTAACTTATCAAGATCTACACCGTTATAAGTACCTGAAATTTTAATGTTACCAAGGATTTCCAATCTTTCGGTAGGATTTAATACTCCTATTCCCATTTTGTCTGGGTAGCGAACTACCATTTCTGGAGCAGAACCAACTAAGTAAGCAACATCGCCTACTTGAGATTGAATAAGTACTTTACTATCAGACGCAAAAGGTCCAAATAATACAGCAGTATTAGTTAATTCTTGTTGTAAGTAGTACTGATTTGGTGAAATCGGATATGTGCCGTAAAAAACTGAAGCTGTGGCGTTTTCAGCATTAACAAGTAGACTTTCCCCTGACGGGATATCTATGTAATGTGAGCCAGTCGAATAAATAACATTCATATATTGTTCTCCTAATAAAGGCGGCGGGGTTAGCGCCGCCTTTTAAAGTTACGCTTGCCCGAATAAAATAATACCTGTCATTTCAGGTTGTAAATTAACTACACCAAAGAAGATATCCATTCTAAACTTACTGTTAAGAGTATTGATGTCACCTTGTTGAGTAATTAATACCCCAAGACCTTGAGATGTAGTTGCGTAGTAGACTTTCATTCCTTCATCTGTAGGAACTACATATTTACCAGGTAACAACTCAATTGAGTCTTGTACCCAAAATGGATTAACAGAAGCAGTTGTAGTGTTAAGAAATGTAATAGCCGCCCCGTTAGCTGCTTCTGCGGTTACGTTTTGATATTGCTTCTCAGCGTCAGTTCCACCAGTCGCAGAAATAATAGGAGGGCTAATCTGAATAGTTCCAGTTCTACCCGCTCCAGTTACAATCGCGATAACACGGAAAGTTTTTAACTGTCCTGTGTCTTCTTTGGTAATGTGATTAACAGCATTAACACCAGCGATAGTGAAAGCGTCACCTACTTTAATAGTACTACCACCTACTGTAACAGGAAGATTCATATATCGGTTATCGACGTTTGAAACCTCACCTGTAACAGCTGTACTAGTTGCTCTTGGAACATAATATTGTGCGCCGTTAACAGTCACACCAGTAGCAGTCGCAGCAAGAAGACGAGTAGCAGATTGAAGCTTATAAGCATCAAACATATCAATTTGAGGGATTCTTGCTTTTTCATAAGCAGTAAGAGGAACGCCTGACAGTGTTTGACGACCGGCTAAGTTAGCAGCCATTCCGTTATAATCACGTGTTGAAAGAGCGAGTTTTCGACCATCGTAATTAATACCTTGTTCATTCATCATAGCTTCAATTTGAGCTATATCATCAAAACCAGAAGCAGCTGCGGTACGTTTAACAACAAGTGTTCCTTGTGCTGACATTAAGTTTCGAACAGCTATATCAACTTCAGATGCTAATTTTTGTTTAGCAGACTCACCAATACGACCTTCCTGCACAGCGTCTCTGAGCTGGGTAGCAGTCATGAACCATGGACTTGATTTTTGATAACCAAGAGTAGCCGGTACAGATAACTGAGTGTTACTTACGAAGTTAGCAGTCATGTCTATACCATCAAAAGACTGAGCGATGTAAGGTTGTGGACGTGAAATAATGTTATTTGTACGTTCCATAGTTGTACTATCGGTATTAAATACTTTTACGAGTTTAGAGAGAACCAATTGGTCCTCAAACCCCATAACAAGTTGATCGAATAAAACGATCTGTTCTTTACTAAATGAGTTAGCCATTTATTTACTCCTATTTACGCTGTTTGCGTTTATATTCGAGTACCTTTGACCTATCCCCTGTTCTACTTGCCTCATCTTCGAGTCTGCTAAGTGTCCGATCAACTGCTGAAACACCACCTGAACCTTTAACTACTTTTTCAGGAGTTGCTGTTTGGGTTTTAGGTGTTAATTTCATTTTAGTCTCCAGTTTACCAATCTCGTAAGCAAATTTAATAGGATCGCTGATCTTAGATAACTCTTCTCTGATATCGTCTCGTTTACCTAATGCGTATAATATTTTTGGCGGATGATCTGTTGCATGAGCAATAATGCCTTGTTGAACAACACTCAAAGATTCTTGTGCGATGATTTCTGTCTCATCGTAGTCTTTGATGTTAAGTTCTTTTTTCATTACTTGAACAGTATCTAATCGATCTTGCCAAACTTTTTGTTGTTGAAGTTCAGTTTCTTCTTTTTTCTTGAGATCTACTATCTGTTGAGCCTTACGATTGAGCCAATCGTCTTCCTCTTTCTGAAAGACTAACTCATCTTCGTAATCTTCCCATTTAGGACGAGGACCAAGTTCATCTTTCTTAACTGGTTCTTGTTTTACAGAAATAGTCTCAAGTTCTTTAATTTTTTGATTTTGTTTTTTTATGAGATTCCTCA